GACTTAGGAATTACGAACGCAGCCCGTCGTTCCTTTGGTAAGCGTAGTGAGTGGGAGTTAACTGATAAGAAAACAGATCAGTGGACAATCGTTCAGGGGGACTCAAACCCTCATTACTACAAGCTAAAAGACAAAGACAAGCGGTTGCTAGAGTTCTTGGCTAGGGGTATGACTGCGGATGACTTTGATTTCTTTACTGAAGAAGTCCAACGTCTAGGTTATAACGCATTCAATCAACAAGGGACAGACCTAGAAGGTCTCGACTCTGGCTTTTTGCTAGAGTTACTCTGGGAGTGGCGTAACAAACCTACTCACGATACACCGTTCTCACATAGCTTCTTCTCCTTTGAGGTCAAGGCACCTATCTTTGTAGCCAGACACTTGGTTAAGCATGAGTATCTCATTATGAGTGAGTATTCTCGTAGGTATATCACTTATGATGTAGAGTTCTATCGTCACTTGTACCGTAATAAAGCCGAGGATGTTAAGCAAGGGTCTGGTGGAGTTCATCCTACGTGGAATCACGGGGTGGGTACTGGTTACATGGATGAGTTACTTGAGTATTATGAAGACTCCTTAGACTTGTACAACAAGATGATTGACGATGGAGTTGCGCCAGAGCAAGTTAGAGGGTTGCTACCACAAGACCTTATGACTGCATGGACATGGAGTGGTACGCTGGGGGCGTTTGCGAATATGTGTAAACTACGCCTCGGTAAAGACACTCAAGCTGAGACACGTTATGTAGCTGAGAAGGTCTATGAAGAACTAAAGAAGCAGTTTCCTGTAGCTGCACCATTGCTCGTAGAGGGAGTCTACTGAATGAATAACGAATATATGTTGACAGATAAAGAGGTCGAAGGTATTTACAAGTCACTGTACGAGGCTGCACAAGAAGATACTAAGGAAACTAATGAGGACTTCCTTCGGTACTTCGACAAACGTGCTAAGGAAGACTTGGGATGGCGTTACTATGACTACAAAGACTTCATCATTGCACAAGAGCTAAAGAGTATCATTGGTGACCTTGAGAACCCTGATTGGGATGAGTTCGAGACTCCGGATAACAAGGCTGCTGATCTGGCCTCTATGTATCGAGTTCTTAAGTATTACTTGGTTTGTAGTGACTACAAGAAGTTCGTAAAGGAGCGTCGGGATGGGTGCCATTAGAGAGCGTGAAGTAGTTAATGTAAGAGGTACAGATTACTTCGTAAATGAAGCGTCTAAAGGTTACCCTTTTGAAGATGACATCCCTAAGACTTTAGTGCTAGAAAGGATTTACTTTGAAAAAACCGAAGAGTGTGACTAAGGTAATCATTGATGGTGATATTATTGGGTATAGGGCAGCAGCAGGGACAGAGTATGTTGTAGACCCTGACTTTGTGTTTCCTACTGACTACAAAATTCCCAAGTGTGACATACCTATGGTTAAAGGGACTGAAGCCGACACTATTAAACAAGTGGACAAACTGATGAACTACATCGTAGGGGAGACTGTGGTTTTCCCTACAGAAGATAACCTAGAGTGCTACCTCACAGGGAAGGGGAACTTTCGTTATGAGGTAGCCAAGACTGCACCCTACAAAGGGAACCGTAAGGACGTAGTAAAACCTACGAACCTACCAGCAGCTAGGCAACACCTTATTGACAAGTGGGGTGCTGTAGTATCACAAGGGGAAGAAGCTGATGATCTAATTGGTATTGCTTCCTGTATTGGTGACCCTGAGACTACTGTAGTATGTACAATCGACAAAGACATGATGCAGCTACACGGGTGGAACTTTAACTTCGTTAAGAATGAGTGGAGTTACATTAGTGTAGACGAAGGTAACAAGTTCTTCTATACGCAGATACTTACAGGAGACAATGCCGACAATATCAAAGGTATCCATCGTGTAGGCCCTGTGAAAGCTGGTAAGATACTTGATGGGTTGACTACAGAACAAGAACTGTATGAAGCCTGTGTTAAGGCTTACGATGGGGATATAGAACGTGTACTAGAGAACGCTAGGCTACTATGGCTTAGACGTTATGAGGGGGAACTATGGGAACCACCAACTTAGAAGCAACACTAAAATGCCTTCTTGACGCTTGCGAGACTATGAGGGATACTTCTGGTTATCATAGGGGTAAAAGGACGCAACTAGTTACAGAGTCTCAATGGTCTTCTTGGTGCAAGCAAGTTAAAGATGCGAAGAAGGGTTACACAGATTATGGTAGCTAAAAGAGATGACTTTAGATCAGGCTTAGAGTACAATAACGCTAGACACCTAGAGGACCAAGGCTATACCTACGAGTACGAGAAACGCAAGATTAAGTACCAAAAGAAAGTATCTACCTACCTCATTGACTTTGAGTTACCTAACGGGATTATCATTGAGACTAAAGGTAGGTTCGTTAGTTCAGACAGGGCTAAACACTTGCTTATCAAAGAGCAACACCCTAAGCTAGACATTAGGTTTGTCTTTAGTAATAGTAAGTCTAAGTTGTACAAAGGGTCTAAGAATACTTATGGTGACTGGTGTAGTAAGCACGGGTTCCTGTACTCAGATAAATTAGTGCCATTAGAGTGGCTAGAGGAGTAACTGATGAGTGAGATGGAAGTATTCTACGGGGTTTTCAAAAGGTCTTTTATAGATGTTGATATAAGTGACACCGATGAGTTTTATGACTTAGAGGAAGAACACAAGTGTCATTATGTGAAAGTAAGGGGTTTGTTATTTACCTTCTTTAAAGTCAAGGATTTAGACCCTTGCGGTTTTTCTACACTCTTGGGTGATAACGATGAATGGCAGTCTTTTATAGTTCTTTGGTATAATGGGGGCGCTGGTGTACACGAGGTTGTCGGGAACCTTATAGAAGATTACTTAGGAGACTGCCAATGAACAGGTTTAACATAGGTATGTGGCTATGGTCCTCAAGCCTAAAGGTAGCTAATGTAGGGAAGTCTATGGCTATCAAGTATGCACCTGAGGGTGTCTTTGATGTGGCTACAAACAGTGACTTGATTATCCATCGTATCATTGAAGGGCCTTTCACCCAACAGGACTTAGGTTACGAGTGGACAGGCCCAGAAGATGCTGAGTGCTTTTTGGTAGTGTTGCTAGAGAGAGATGGTGCTACTGAGGAAGTAGAGTGGTACTTCGAGGGTGTAGAAGAAGCCTATACGTGGGTTAGACACTTTAAGGGTTCTATTGAACCAATAATTATAGATGGAGATACTTATGGGTAAAGATTACTTGATTATCGGCGACCAACATTCTCATCCCGACCACAATAATGATAGGGCAGATTGGGTGGGTCAACTTATTAAAGACCGTAAGCCAGATGTTGTAGTAAATATCGGAGATGCTTGGGACTTGCCTTCCCTCAGTTCTTTTGACAAAGGTAAAGCATCTTTCCATGGTGCATCTTATGAACGAGATATCAACGCTGGGTTAGACTTTCAGGATCGGGTATGGCACCCCATGAAGAAGTCTAAGAAGAAACAGCCCCGTAGGGTATTTCTTGAGGGTAACCACTGCCACCGTATCGCTAAGGTACTGGAGTACGAACCCCACCTAGCTGGTGAACGCTATGGTATTTCCTACAGCAACTTACAGCTGGCAGACTACTACCACGATGTAGTTATGTATGAAGGTGGTACACCGGGTATCATTACTTTAGACGGTATTTCTTTTGCTCACTTCATGGTGTCAGGCCTTATGGGTCGCCCTATTGGGGGAGAACATCATGCAGCCAGTCTCTTGCAGAAGAACTACAGTTCATGTATCGTAGGGCATAGCCACACAGCAGACTTTGCTATTAGGTCAGGTTCTAATGGTAAGAAGATTATGGGTCTTGTAGCTGGGGTGTATCAGGATTATGACTCAGGTTGGGCTGGTAATGTAAATAATCTTTGGTGGCGTGGTCTTGTGTACTTGCGTAATGTAGAAGATGGTGTATATGATCCTGAGTTCATCTCTATTGAAGCACTACGAAAGGAATATGGATCATGATAACTAAAGAGGATATGGAAGCTATGGCTAATGATACAGAGGTACAACTTGAGTTCAACTCCGTAAGGTCCAAGCAAGTGTTAGACCCTTATGATGATGCCCCTGTAGTGGGTGATGCCTACAAGCAAGACTTTAGTAATAAAGACAAGGAGACAAAGTGATGGCTAAGTGGGGTGAAGCGACTGTGGGTAATATTAGTATAATGTCTATGGTTAAAAAGTTTGCTGAGGTTATGGGCCAAGAGCCTAATCCTGAGTCGTCTGGTAACTTGGTCCTTGAAGAGTTTAATGAGTGGTTTGATGAATTTTACACAGGATACCCCCCAGCAGAACTCAAGGAACTATCTGACCTTGTGTATGTGATCTATGGTTACGCTAATGTACGAGGGTGGAACCTTGATGAAGCTGTACGTAGGGTACATGAGAATAACATCGGACGGTGTATTCAACCTGATGGCAGTATTAAACGTAGGGAAGACGGGAAGATTCTTAAGAACAAGGACTTCCCTAAGGTAGAACTAGGAGACTTGGTGTGAGCGCACTAGAAGACTACAGAGCCTACAGAGAAGCACAAAGACAGAAAGAGCAAGCACGTAGGGAACTTGAGAGCCTTAGTGACACAGACTTGCTAGACATGGGTATTGCACGGTGTAATATCGAAACAGTTATTAAAGGGTATTACCACAAATGAGTAATCAACTACCTACAGAGTTCCAAGAGTTTATTGCACTATCGCGTTATGCACGATGGTTGCCTGAGGAGAAGCGTCGAGAGACATGGGGTGAGACTGTAGAGCGTTATGTGGATGGCGTAGTGTTTGGTACTATTGGTACAGAAGATACAGATATCGTACCTGACATTACCGAAGCTATTCTCTCCCTTGAAGTAATGCCCTCTATGCGATCTATGATGACAGCAGGTAAAGCAGCTATGCGAGATAACACTTGCATGTACAACTGTAGCTACCTACCTGTAGATGACCCTAAGTCCTTCGATGAGGCTATGTTTATCTTGTTGTGTGGCACTGGTGTAGGCTTTAGTGTAGAACGCCAATACGTGTCTAAGCTACCAGACGTACCCGACAAACTGTTCAATAGTGATACTACAGTAGCAGTTAAGGATAGTAAGGAAGGTTGGGCTAAGGCTTATCGTCAAGTGCTATCACTCTTGTGGGCTGGGGAGATTCCTAAATGGGATGTCTCCAAGGTTCGCCCTGCTGGTGCTAAACTCAAAACCTTTGGTGGTCGTGCGTCAGGTCCAGCACCTTTGGTAGACTTGTTCCAGTTTACTATTCAGAAGTTCAAGGGTGCAGTAGGTCGTAAGCTATCGTCTATTGAGTGCCATGACATTATGTGTAAGATTGGTGAGGTTGTAGTAGTTGGTGGTGTACGCCGCAGTGCTATGATCTCTCTGTCTAACCTGAGTGATGATCGTATGCGTCACGCTAAGAGTGGTCAATGGTGGGAGACACAAGGGCAACGAGGTCTAGCCAACAACAGCGTATGCTACACAGAGAAGCCTGACGTAGAGACTTTCCTGCGTGAGTGGACAGCTTTGGTAGAGAGTAAGTCAGGGGAGCGGGGGGTATTCAATCGGGTAGCCTCTAAGAAGCAAGCTGAGAAGTATGGTCGTCGTGATCCTAACTATGACTTCGGCACTAACCCTTGTTCAGAAATTATCCTTCGTCCTTACCAATTCTGTAACCTAAGCGAGGTTGTAGTTCGTGCTACGGATACTTTAGAAGACCTTGAGCGTAAGGTTAAGCTGGCTACCATCCTTGGGACTATTCAATCTACTTACACCTACTTCCCTTACCTACGTAAGATTTGGCAGAAGAACACGGAAGAAGAACGGTTGCTTGGGGTGTCTCTCACAGGGATTATGGATAACCCTTTAATGACTACAAAGAACAATGGATTGGAGAAAACACTTGAGCATCTACGTTTGGTGGCGGTTACTGCTAATATCGAGTGGGCTGAACGTCTTGGTGTGCCTCCGAGTGCTGCTATTACCTGTGTCAAGCCCTCCGGAACAGTTAGCCAACTGGTTGATAGTGCTTCTGGTATCCACACTCGTCACTCTGATTATTACATACGTACAGTACGAGGAGATAGCAAAGACCCATTGACACAGCTTATGATTGACCAAGGTGTTCCTAATGAGCCTTGTGTTATGAAGCCGGATCAGACTACAGTGTTTAGCTTCCCTATCAAAGCTCCTACAGGGTGTGTCACACGGGATGATATGACAGCCATTGAACAACTTGAGACATGGTTGGTGTACCAACGTCACTGGTGTGAACATAAGCCCTCTGTGACTGTCTCTGTGAAGGATGATGAATGGTTTGAAGTGGGGGCCTTCGTGTATAAGAACTTTGATGAGATGTCAGGCGTTAGCTTCCTTCCTCACGATGGTGGTAGCTACCAACAAGCACCTTACCAAGAGGTAACTAAAGAAGGTTATGAGGAACTTTTGGATAAGATGCCTAAGTCTCTTGACTGGTCTAAACTATCCGAGTATGAAGACGATGATAACACCTCAGGTATGCAAACGATGGCCTGCTCCGGTGACAGTTGTGAGATCGTTGACCTTACCTAAAGGGTTTAAAACTTGACAAAGCACCTAAGCATGTGTATAAACTGCTTACTTAAATCAAAGGAAAGGCCTACTATAATGGTTCAGCAACAACCTAAAGTAAAGACACAACGGGTTAAGACTAAGCACGATGAGAAGAAGCAACCTATTCACCTAGTACCTAAGAATGAAAAGCAGAAGGAATACCTAGAGGCCCTAAAGTCTTCTGACCAAGTTATTGTTTTCGGTCCAGCAGGAACTGGGAAGACCTATTGTGTAGCTACTTTTGCAGCTAACCAGT